TTATTCCAAAGCGCGCCATTAGATGCAGCGATTGCTTGCTTTATCCATTCGTTCATGCCGGCACGTGGTGCTGGTGATGCACCGTCAGCGTTGCCTATGTAGTCGCGTGCATTTGGCACGCCAGCCTTAGCCTTTGCTACTGCCACGACCAAACTTCATGTCTTTAGGATTAAAATAGCGCAATGCTGTGGGGCAGACCGCGCCGATTGCAGCTGCTAACAATGCGCCAGGGTCGGTGTTGCCTGTTACCGCTAAAGCAACGACGGCAGCGAGCATGGAACGACCGTATGAGGCGAGCATTGCTTTGTCTTTATCCTTCAACATCTTTGGCTCCTTCTTTCGCTTTTGACTTTAGCCCGTTTGAGGCCACTAAGCCTGACAACGTGCCGGTCATAAATACGGTCAAGGTTGATAGCAGGTCTATAAAAGCGGCGTCATTTGGTGCTTGGTTGCCGATCGGCTGGGTTACAAACATCAACGCATAAACAAAGCCAATGACCGTGATGGCAAACACGCTGGCAAGGATGATGCCGACTATCACGATTAGTCGAGCGTGTAGCTCCTCGGGTTTAAGGCGTGGTCTCATAAATTAAATCTCTTGTGCACGTACCTGATGGGTTGCAGAGCGGTGGTTCGCATTCTGGTTTTTGCCAGTTTGCTGGGTCTTGGCATGAGTAACGGTATGACCCGTTATAACCGCATCCAGCGCAACCCCACAAAACGACCGCTATTAACGCGGCGTAGCCGATGAGGTAACGCCACTTCATTACTTAGAACGTGTTAATGGTGCTGGTGGGTTTTCGTCGTGATCCCAAAATAAAAGTTGGTCGCCTTGCAATACCCAACCATTATCAAACCCGGCATCGGCTAAAAGTTTTGCTAATTCTTCGTGCGTCATGCTGAAATCTCCATCAAAACTATTGACGAAGTAGAAGCGTTTGCTTGAACGATTACACCGTTGCCGTTAAATTGGTTAGCAAATTGTGTTTTGTATGTAGTGGCAGAGGTCGTGGCTGGTTCATCTAAACGAATGTGACCTTGCGTGCCAATGTAATTGTCAATGCTCGAATTGGTGTAACCCACGCTGTCGCAAAACGCGCCTAAATCGGTTGCGCCTCGAAACAGTTTTATTTGCATACGACTTAATGCGTTGCCAACAAGTTTGCCACAGCCGCCTTGTTGCACAATAACCAGCACTTTACTACTAGCCGACGTTGGCGTGATTGTGGCCGTTAAACCAGTATCGGCAAATGTGGTTGAAGTTGAAGTTGTTTGTACTGCATAACTTCCCACTACGACTTGCAATATGCGAAATGCTCCGCGCAAGTTGTTCATTTGTGCAGCGGTCAAAACCTGACCAGCGGTAAATGATGCCGGAAGTGTTGTTGGTGTAGCCATAGTGTCTCCTATCCTAAAACATTTGTTGTGTCAATAGTGCCATACACCGCGTCATCCAAAACCAACTGGTACACGATTGTGGTAGGTGCAGTTGAGTAGAGCACTCGATGGCCTGTGCTGAAATCCAAATAATGCTCAATGCCTTCAACGGACAGCTCTTGAGCCAACTGGGTTGTGCCGGCACCGCTTGGGAATGTCTTTTCTACGGTAATGGTGTCGCCTATTTCTAGGGTTGCCAGGGTGTCCTTCTGGGCTGTGGTCAGCATTAAGAATGCGGTCTCTACCGACGTGTACCGTGCTTCGGGTTCAGGGTTGAGCAAGTAACTTGCAGCGGTTGTGATAGCCCCAGCCTCATGTAGCAGGCTGTTAGTAATGCTGTTGGTTTGAATAAAGTACGTGGCGATTGAGCCTGCGTCGGTAGCGGTTGCTGTGGTGCCATTCAGGCCTGTTACAACCGCGCGGTTGACTACAGCATCAGCCTCAAATGAGATGCCTACCCCGTTGTATTTGTATTCGGTGCCGTCATCGTGGAAGTCGGCTACCGATGCAGACAGGGTGTTTCCGATGCGGTCTTGGAATGTGAGCACGCCGTCACGGGACATAAACAGGCGACCAAACTCGGCGGTGTCGTTGATCTGGGCAATGTATTGCAGCACGTTGGTGCCAGCGTTAACGGTGTACGAAGCGTCATGGCCGAGGTTGACGGTGCCTGTTGAGATGTCTCGAGCTAAAGCTGGGAAGTCAACTTCTGGTAGATCAAGCACGGTTTCTATGCGCGCACCTGATGTTTCGGCTGATGGGTTGAACTCGTCTAAATAGGTTTGTGACAGCAAATAGAACTGGTCAGCGCAATACACGGTGACGCTATCTAACCCGCCCAACGCAAAGTTGTAGTTATAATTCACGACATAGCCCGAGTACAACAATTCAGGGACATCGGTAGAGCTGTATCGAATGAGTTTGACTTCGCGCATTGGAGCTAGTCCAGGCTTAGATTCGGCGGTGTCGTAATACGGACTGTTCTCGTCAAACGGGTTAAAGATGCCGTCTACGTCTTGAATGGTAAATGTCATTGTGCCAGCGCTAAACGTGTCACCAATGTCGCGTCTGCCGCGCTTTGCGGTGATGCTTGTGGTTGAGTCCATGACGCTAGCGAACTCGGTTGTCCCGTCCAGCACATAACTGGTGTTGTCTAAAACTCCCTTAGGCGTGTCATCAAGGGTAAACGCGTCAACAATAAAGCCTGTGGCGATCTGCAGGTCATAGTTGCCTGAATCAACTACAGCTGTGCCGGGCATTAGGCAATGTTCAGAGCCAACGGCCCTGCACTCCGTGAGTAGGCGCGCAACGCGTTGACCACGGCTTGACCGATCTCGGCGCTAGTCGAGAGTCCACCTGTGACGTTGACGGTTACTCCCCCGCCAGTATTCATGCGGTCTAATGGCACGACGGCTTCTGGGCCTGCTTCACCGATTAGGGCAAGAGTAGGGGAGCTGACAATGCCACCTTCGGCTAGACGCGGTATGTTCATGCGACCAGGTACAGGTGTTGTCGGTGTGCCACCCAATTTAGGTACCGAAATTGTCGGTGTTTTTGGAATGTCTGGTAGCAACGGGATTGAGTTGTAGGCGCTAATAATTGCGTTTACCGCGCCAATCGCAGCGTTAACCATGCCAGCAAAGAAGCCGATGACGGTGTTGACGATTGTGTTAATGCCGTCACGGAACCACTCAAACTTGTTGTAGGCGGCAACCAAGGCAACGACCAGCAACGCTACGCCTGCAGCGATCAGGCTAAACGGGTTGAGTGCCATGGCAATGTTGGTGACAACGATTGCTGCAGCGACCGCGCCGATGGCGGCTGCGATTGCCAAGAATGCTTTGGGGTTATCTTGCGCCCACATAGCAAACTTGTTAAGAACGGGTAGCACGGCTTCGAGCACGGGTAGTAGAGCTGCGCCGATTGACTCTTTGGTTTCTCCAATGGAGTTTTTAAGAATCTTCATTTTGCCTGCAGCGGTCTCGGCGCTGTTGGCCGTTGCTCCGCCAAAGGTTCCACCAAGCACGTCCATAACTTCGTTGAGGCTTGCGCCTTCTTTGATCATGGTTGACATCTCTGGGCTTAATGATCGAAGCGCCTTAAAATTGCCTTGGTAAGCCTTAGCCAATGCGTCAGCGACGCTGGCAGAATCCATGCCGGTGGCCGTGCTGATGTCCATGACAAGGTTCATGTCGTTCATCGCAATGCCAACATCTTTGGTACCGCGCACAAGAGCTTCTAAGGCTTTGCGATACTCGGTGTCAGCAACGCCAGACGCTCGACTCATTGCGCTAATCTGTTTCTCTACCTGGGCGGTTTGTGCAGCGCCAGCGCCAGTCACATTTTGCAAAGTAAGAGCTAACGCCGCCTGCTCCGCCTGGTCTTCCATTGCGGCTTGAGTAGCGTCACCCAAGGCAACGGCTAGACCAGCGAGCGCGGCAGCTGCAGGAACGGCAGCCTTCTTGATCGCAAACTGGGCTTTCTCACCTGTGGTTTCAAGTTGCTTAAATTGCTTGATGGCCTTAGATACGCCCTTGCCGTCAAACTCGCTGATGATCGGGATGTTAATTGCCATTACGCGGTCTCTCTGTTCGCTTCGTCCATGACGCGCTTGACTAATTGACCCATCTCGGACATGACATCATTTTCGCGTTGCACGTACGCTTTCCACATTACTCGCGAACGCTCGCCATAGCGTGCAGTCAGTTGACGGCCCAATGCGCCTTCTTTAGACATGTCAAACATCGTGCCAGTAGCGCCCTGCCATTGGATGAGGAACGTGCCAACATTGCTTTTGTTTCCACCGTATTCTTTAATGTTTCGCGTGTTGATCTTGGCAGCAATCTTTTGCTTCATGCCAGGCACCCACGGCAACATCTTAAATCCTGATCGAGTTGACCAGTTGCGCGCCATACCAGACAGAGGAACGCCAGTAGGGACGAGCGCGTTGGCGTCGTCAATAACAGGCTGGACAATCTTTTTGTAATCTTTTGTGATTTCACGGCGCAAAGATTTGTCAATCTTGTTAAGAGTCTTCAAGGCTTCTTTAAGCCCTACGACCTCAATCTTTGCCGATACTTCATTCACATCATCTCCGTTTGTTCTGCTCGTTAAGCACTTTAATAACAGTCACTAGATCACGTGCGTCAAACGGAATGTCGTTAGGCCACCAACCGACCCCGACTAGAACCTCTGCTAGTTGGCGGCGGTAGGTGCCGCGTCCGTAGGGTTTGGGTCTGTCTCGTCCAGTACCGGCAGAATGTCGATGTCAGGGTTTTTGCTAATCCATTC